GTGGCGTCCACGTTCGGGTGGCGGTGTTCGACACAAGTTTCTGAACCCATCGCCACACCAGTCCATCCTCTGATTCGTATAGGTGGATGCGGCGACCATCGGCCGTGTTCGCCACCATCCAGTAGCCCGGTGCGTCCACCTTCGCCGCCACGTCAAGGTTCGAGAGGAATGGGTAATAACCCGGTACGACGTCGAGACTCAACACATCAGTCCCAAGCAGCGTCCGCCCGTCCGCCCCCATGCGGATGCGGTAGTCGCGATAGATCGGTGCATTCGAATTAGCGTACACCCACACTTCATCACCGACAACTAACGCACCGGGCGACCACACTCCACCGAGATCCTTCCCATTCCACTGACTGAGCAGTATACCCTCGTCCACCCACAAATCACCGTCCGGTGAGAACGCCGTCCCGAGCACATTCCGCTCATTCATATGCCCCGGGTTATCCGCGGCGGAGAGCCCTGTGTAGTACATCCTCCATCCGGAGCCGTCCGGGACCTGGACAATGCTCGGATCGTTCACATGCCAACCGGGCCGGCGAAGGCGCTCGGTCACCCGGCCATTCACCAAAGCGTAGATGCGATCCTCGGTCTGGCCGGTGACTCGCCACCCGCCCAAGTACAACGTCCCCGTCCCTAGATCCGGCGAGTACAAGTTCACCAACCCGCCGAGAATCGACACCATCGCCGCAACGGTGAACATTACACGCGATCCCTAAACATGTCGATCATGGGAAGAAATGGAGAGCACTCGCACTACAGAACACATCGTTGTTCGTCGCCGTTCCGTTCTGACCAGTCAATACGATATTGTTCGAAGCAGTCGGATCGGCAGTCCCCGGAGTGACGACTGCCACCCGATGGATCGTGACCGCGGCGCCGGCCGCGTCTGTGCCTATCACCATAGTAGCACTTATCCGCAAGATCCCGCCAAACGTCCAAACACCACGCACCGAGACTTCCCACGCTCGATTATTCATCGCTACGGTACCCGAATCGATCAAAAGCGTACCGGCTACCCCACCCCATCGTGCTCGAATAGTCTTGTTGTTGGCGTTGGCGCCTGTGGTCCCACTGGCGAAGTAGATGATCGTTGCATTACCCGAGGCGAAAGAATTCGCCGGAATCGTATCTGTGTGGAGGACTTCCTCGGTGGTGACAAGAGTCGTCCCTACACCAGTAAACGAAGCACTCAACTGCCCGCCTAGCCGAACCTTCCCCGTACCGGTACCCAAATGTGCGAACGTCCCGGGATCTAGATCAGTCACCAAGAGCCGCTTCGTTGTATTATTCCACTGAAGATTCGTATCGTCCGCCAGAAGCCCGGCCGTGCCGGCGAACACCACCCGACCAGCTGTAAGCCCCGAATCCGTTACAGACCCGGCCGCTACAGACGTAGCCGTCAACGCCCCGACCGTGGTATCCCCAAACGTCGGTGTCGACGTCCACGCGGGGAGGCCAGCCGCGACAACAAGCACCGTGTTGTTACCACCGACCGGGAGCCTATCCCACTTCGGCGTCCCGTTCCCATACATCAGATCCCCGACCTGAACCGATGCCGCCCCCACACTATCTGTATGTGTCACAGATAGCATGTTATGTCCAGACAACACGATGGTCTGCCACGACGGCAACACGCCCGGCCCGCCAGACAGCAACACCTGTCCAGCGATACCAGTCCCTACCCAGTTCACACCGTCCGACTGGGACGGATCACCCACAAGGACCGCACCAATCTCTGGTGCGTGAAAGACATGCTCGGCCAGCCAATCCGCCCCGTCGATCAGTGGCCCCGGTGGTGGGATCACCGTTTCCTTGTGAGTGACAGCGTTGCTCATGACTACCCCCTACCCACGCCGCCGGACGAGGATAGTCGCGATCACCGCCGTACCCGTCGTGGTAAGGATACGGAGCTGATCGAGTACGTTGTACAACGAGATCGAACCTGCCGCCGCAAGCGCCGCGTTGCACGGAATCCACGCATCCGTGTCAAGCAGCCGTGTCTGTGGCGTCACGCTGGTAACTGTCCCCTCGAGCGTCACTACCACCACCTCGTTCTGAATCAACCCCTTGATCGGGGTCGAATCATCGCCACCCGCCATGCCAGCCGTACGGTACACCGTCCGACTCGGCGTGTCCTTGAACGGCTTAGTAACCGGAGCAGTCGCCACTAGTCTCCCTCCTCATCGTCGTAGTAGCCACCGCCACGCTTCTTTTTCTCCCGGTTGATCTCCCCGACCATGTTGCCCGAACCGACCGACACACTGGTCGGTTTTAGCTCGATCTCGCACCGGTTCCCATACGGATCGCCGTACTCACCCCGCTTGGACGAGGAGTAATGTTCCTCGAGCTTCGTCACCTCACCTGTGACACGGAGGGACACCTTCTGGCCCACCTTGAGGCCACCGACCACATCCCCGAGCAGGTTCTGGTTATAGTCACAGATCGTTGCTCGGTTGTCCATCGGCATGGCCTTGAGGCCGGGCGAAGTTCCAACCGACGCTTGCGCCTTCTCCGCCTTCTTCGCCATCAGCCGGCGTTCTCCTGTGCCCGCTCCTCGGACGTCCTCACGTCCAGCACCCGTTGAAGCTCAGGCGATATGGTGTGCTTCGGTGGCTCTACCTCACTCAGACTCTCCATCACCGTGTCGTCCGAGGTCTCCTTCACCTTCGCCGCCTTGTACGCCTCGACAAACTTCGTCGCCCGCGTCTTGAACGGCTCCGGCATCAGAGCCACGAGCTCCATGTCATCCAGAAAGTCGCCGTTCATCGAGAAAAACTGCCCCTGAAGCTCGCACACGGATCGCCCACCACCCAAGGTGATGATCCGGTCCACGACGATCCGATTCTTACCGTTCGGTGTCAGAAACGCGGGCATGTCAACCTCCTCGGCTACCAGCCGTAAGCGATGTAGTTCAGGGTCCTGGCGGTCGGCGCCTCCGCCACGTCACACTCGAGGAGCGGTCCGCCCGCCGCGGCAGCCTCCTCCTCGTACATGAGCAGCTTGTTCGCCGCTTTGTTATACCGATACACATAATCATCCGTCCGGGCATTGTTCCCGGTGATGATGAGTTCCTCGATGACTCGCGTGAATCCGAACTTGTCTCTGGTCGGGAGCGGGATACCTGCGGTCGGATAGGTATCCGTACCGTTACCGAAGGTGAGGGTACCGCGATGCATCTTCCGCTTGGCCGTCCGCCCCCGAAGCGAAACGACCGTGGTGAAGCTTGCCGCTGTCAACGCCGCCATGGCACTTCCTCCCAGGCTGAGTCAGGGCCTGACCCAGACTCGCCGGTTTCAATGTTTCCCAGGCGTGTGTAGGATTATCTCTCGCTTGGGGTGTAGTCCGTGAAGGTTCGGCCTCCCGACGGTCTGAACAGCCTTGCGAGCGTCCCCAATCCGCTCGGCTGAGGGAACGTCCCGCCGCTGTAGAAAGGCGCCAAGGAAGGCTGATCCGAACCTACCGGCCCCGCCTCGTCCTCCATCCCATACGGCCCAGGCTGTAGCTCCTCATATTGACGGCTCATATCAACATCCATGGGGGCCGTCGCACGTTCCGTCGCTAGCTGATCCAACACCTGCTGCATGGCTTGGTCACTGATCTTCCCGAGCCCAGGAACCTCGTCGTCCTTGGTCCTCGCACGGTTCTGTTGTGTCGGAACCGACCGACCACCCTCCGTGACCCCGTAACCCGGATCACGCGGCGCCGATGCCCCACCAGGCGGTCTCCCACTACGGTCCACCGAGATGTAATCCCCTGGAGGCCGCTTCGCCCCGACGTCTGGCATCATCCGAACACCCGGTGCGCCGGCAATCTTCGGGTTCAGCGCCTCATACGGTACGTCTCCGGTACGGCTGACCGCATGCTGCCCCGGTGTACGCACACCCGAACCAGGTGGAACGTACCCCACAGGCGTCCCCATCCCGGCCGAACCCGGAGGCGGGCGTCCACCACGGTCAACAGCGATATAATCCCCCGGCGGCCGTTTCGCATCAACCGGCGTCCGCTCGGCTGGCGACCCGCTCGGTGCATCCACCGCCGTCGACTTCACCTGCCGTCCTAACTCTTTGTCGATCTTCTTGATGTACCCGACCGTCTCGGGATAATCCGGCACCCCCTTCACCTTATCCACTGCCGGCTCCCCGGCATTGTACGCAGCAAGGGCCAGCACAGTGTTCCCACCGTACTTCGTCAACAGATTCGACAAATGCTTCGCCGTCGCATTCAGATTCTGCACAGGATCGAAGGGATCAGTCACACCCAGTGCCTCCGCCGTCGCCGGCATCAGCTGGCCCAGCCCCATCGCCCCCTTCTTGCTCAAGGCCCTCGGATTCCCGCTCGACTCGACCTGCACAAGTGCAGCGAGCAGGGGCTCAGGAATTCGGTACTTCGCTGCTGCTGCCCGGATGAGTCCCGGAACATCAACCCTTTCCTGACTCCCTGCCCGCTGTACCTGTGCCATCGCCCTACGCGCTCTTGATCGCGTCCGGCTGGTTCACAGGCGTCTCCGCCCGTGGAATCCAGATCGGCTGGAACACCACCGCCCCCGCCGTACTCGCCTGGATCAGCTCCTCGACCAGCTGATCGCCCATGTCCAGATCGACCGGATCGATGTCCTTGTAGAACACCTTGCCGATCGCACCCGTCGCCACCGGAATCGTGATGCGTCCGAGCTCAACACGACCCGTGTCCGAGCCGGTCAACACACGACGATCCAATGCGATGATCGCGTCCGCCACGGTGATGGCCGTCGTCACGACCGCCGCGATGCGATGCACCGTGATCGGCCCGAGCACATCCCACGTCACCTTGTCTGCCGGAGTCTGAGTGGGGATCGGCGTGCCTTGTGCGTCACGCTCGACCAGCCCACCCATCATGCTTTCTGTCCCGTATCCCATGTTCGCCTCCCTTTCCTCGCCTTAGCCTAGAGCCTAGGCACTCGTCACGTGGACGATGCGCGCCTCACCAGCGTTGGCGGTCGGCCACACCTGACCGAACTCGAGGATGCCATACCACGCCACCGCCTGCTGGCGCCCGAAGTCTGTCGCGATCCCGACACGCAGCTCGGGGTCGTGAACGATTGCGGAGGCCACGGCGTCACGCCCGAAGAACACCGCCTCGCCGAGCACACCACCAGACCCGAGCGCCCCTGAGAGCGCCAGTGCGTGGTTGATCTCGACGAACCGCACCTGCTCGATCTTCCCCACCTCCGAGTTGAACTTCTTGCTCGGAGAGGTGTACTTGTTCCACTCCTCCCAGTCCGGGTCGTTCTTGAGGCCGCGGAGGGCCTTGGTCGACGCGAGGCACATGTAGTTGCCCTCGGCATCGACTGGCGGAGCGAACAGCGTGGCGTACAGGTAGTCCCGGATCTCGGCGACATGCGCCAGGGTCAGGTTCTCCGTCGCCACGGTGCTTGCCACACCGTCCAGGTCGAACACGCCTGTCGCCAGCCCGGTCGGGATGTACTTTGACATGGCCGACTTGAACGCGGCTGCCGCACCCGTGTCCAGCGAGAGCTTCATCTGGTCGCGGAGCGCCGCCTGCATCGGCTGCTTGAGGTCGAACGTGTTGAGCTCCTCGGCGAAGTTCGTCAACTCCAGTGCCCGCCCCCACTCCGACACTGTGATGGAGGTCGTCCCGACGGCGAACTTGTCCACCGGGATCTTCTGCGTCTCCAGCAGCCGGGGATTGACCGGCTCGGGAAGGGACTTCGTCCGCGGGATGGTGACCGACTCCCCCTTCCGCTTGCCGTATCCAGGCTCGGGCTTGACGAACGCCATGAACTTGGCCTCGGCGATCGCCTGCTTGCGAACCTGACTCGAGATGTAGTTGTTCCGCAGGATACCTGCGGGGATGTCCGGGACCCATGAAAACGTCGGCATGGCAGCCTCCTAGCCGTCGTACTTTGATCTTGCTGCGAGTAGTTCCTCGACGAATGTCGACGGGCGTTCCTGCGACTCCCGTGCCCCTCGACGCCTCTGCCGTGTCGGCGTCCCATCCAGGGTATCCGACTGCTCCTGTGTTTGGCGAATCAACTGCACCCGCTCGCCGTTCTCGGCGTTATGCGACTCCATGGCCGCGCGGCCAGCCCCAATAGCCCAGTCGATCTGCTTATCGACCTCCATCGGGAACATCCGCTCTGCCCGTTCGGCGAACGACCAAAACACAACCAACGGCACGTCCGGTGCGTTGGCCTTGACGAACTTGTTGACCTCGTTGCCGAACGCAGCATCCCGTTCGGTACGGGTCATCTCGCCGAGCACACGCTTGCGGGATAGATCGACGATTCCCTCGATGAACCGTTCGTCATCCCCTTCCCGCAGGAGGTTCAACACCTCATCCGTGTCTCGACCACGCTCAACACGTTCCGGTCTGACAGCCTCACGACGCTCTGCCTCCCGCTCGACCCGCGGCTGTTCCCGCGTCGCAACCTCACCAGCCACGATCCCGAGCGATCTCAGCCACTCCTTCGTGGACTGGCGCTCTTCGTCGGTTGGTATGGTCGGACGTTCCTCCGTCTTGGTGGCGGGCGATGCAGCTGCGGCAGCTGCCGCGGCACTGATTGCCGCCGCGTCTTGATCTGCTTGCCCCGGTGGTAGCGCGTCTTTCGGGTCTGGCATGGCTTATCCACCTCCATTGCGGAATCGCCGTTCGAACTCCACTCGAATCGCCCTGACATACAGCTCTTGGTCCCCGAGCAGCTTGGCGAGATCGTTCATGGCGCGCACGGCCCGAAACGCATGAGGATCACCGTTCATGATCTCACTCATATAGTTCTCGGTCAACTCCGCCATGATCTTGCGGAGCCCTTCACCGTTCTCGCTCTTCCAAAACTCGGACAAAGACGAGGCAACCTCCCCCATCTCCTTGAGAACCTCACTCGACATCTGGTCAATAGCCACGCCGCTTCTCCATCGCTTTCCGAGCCTGGTTGAGCCCGATCGCTATCGCTTGGCGACGGCGACGCACCACCGGCCCTGTCTTGGACCCGGCGTGTAGGGAGCCCTTCTTGAACTCCCCCATCACCTTCGCCATCTTCTTAGCCTTCGCCCCCTTGACCACAGGCCGCGCCCGATACCGGATATCCGCCGGCGGCTTGCTACTGCTCGGTTTGCTGAACCCGCTCGGCTTGAACTTGTACGCCATGGCTAACCCCACGAGGAGGGATCAGGCCCCTCAGCGCCAGAACCACCGCCAAGCCCACCACCGCTACTCCCACCACCACCCAAACCGCCCCCACCAAACCCGCCACCAGAACTCCCACGCTCGTCTGGGCCACCGATCGAGTTGTCAGTACGCCCGAAGTCGACGGCGCCCGGCGCGCCACCGGCCGAGAACGTCCTCGGCATCCCATACCCCGGCATGATCGAGCTGTAGAACTGGGAATCCCGCAACGCGCCTGCAAGTCGACCGATCCCCCAACCAAGCCCGGCCCCGAGCGGTCCCCCCGCAACAAACCCATACTTACCGCCCAGCCTACCCCATTGTGAGGAGGTCGGCCCACTAAACGTAATGCTCGGCGCGCTGAAATTCGGCCGGGACACACTCGTACCTGGGATGCCGACACCCCCACTAACCCTACTGCTACTCCCCGGTACACCCGGCACACCGCCTCGAGCATCTGGATACGGGTTCGACGTAACCTCACCAGCGTTCGGGACAGGCGCACCGACCCCCATCGACTGCCCGCCCGGCGACGTCCGCTGCGTCAACCCCATCCGCACACGGCGCCGAAGGAGCGCCCCGTACGCCGAGTCCGAAAACAAGGCGTTATAGGCGTCGATCAAGCTCTGGTTCCCGATATTCGCCATCCCTACCCCCTAATCCGTCCCCTGGAATAGCCCCTGCTCGGTCGGTACATCAGCCGCAGCCCCATCATCCAAACCCGGTGGCGCACCGACATCCTTCGGCGCAGCCCCTGTCGCCCCCGGCTGCACCTGTGACACCTCCCCGTTCGGTCCAACCACACCCGGCGGCGTCACTAGCGGCTGATCCGACACCTGGATCGTAGACGAGTATCCGAGCAGATCGATCATCGTCCTCAACATCTGGCTCGGATTCTTCAATCGGCCTTGGAACATCGGCGTCCCTGCAATCACACTGATCTGCATGAGACGTCTCAGCTGCTCGGACCGCTGAAGGGCCTGCGAGATCCCCGTGAACCGGAGTTGTAGATCGGCCCGCATCAGCGCAAACCTCACGTCCGGCCTCGCATTCGCCAACGCCCACACCAACCGCTCATCCAACAACGATCCAATCACCGGCACCGTCGTTTTATCGGTATACTGCACCAACATATCATACACGAGATCGCAGAAATCCTTCCCCGCCCCCTCGATCAACCTCCCCATCCGATCAAATATAGCTAGGGACTGCGCGGTCTTGATCTGGACCTCACCCTTGGTGACGTCGCTTCGATAGCCCGGCAGCCCTATAACGAACTCATTGATAAAGCTATTGTTCTGATAATTCTTGTCGAGATACTCAAGATACGCAAGTATGTCCGCGATCGAGATATCCTTAGCAAACTCCAGCGGCTGAACTGCCTTGCCGCTCCCGGCCGGCGACTTCCTCGTAAACCCCTTCCCCGGAATCACCTTCATATCCGTCGGATTATCAAGCAACATCTTATCAAACTCAACCGGGTTGTTGATCTTCCAATTCATCGCATCACTAGTCAGATTCAACCCGTTCTCATACGACAACACGATATCCACAATCTGTTGAATAATCCCACGGCCCTCGAACCTGTGTGGATGCGTGAATGGGACTGGCGCCACGAACGGCCACCGCTTGCGCCCCGTGTTCGTGTCCCACGACATGATCGGCGCCGGCTTCGGCTTCCGTACGATCCTGCTCCCAATCTTCGCCATCAAGACATCCGTTGCGACCAGATGCCCATCCGCGTCCAGTACATCACCCCAAAACTCATCCAACAGGGACGACTTCCTGAACTTCGACCGGTGCATCTCAGGATTCCGCTTCTTATCCACCCCTTCCCGCTTCCAGTCGTTGATATCCCCCTCAGTCAACCCGTTCAAATTGTCATACGCCGACGACTGCTCCAGACGATGTAGATCAACCATATCGGAATGAATCAAAAACATCCCACTCCACTGCTCCCTTGGCTTACTGTTCGGATCACGGAAAATCTTCCAAGGCAGCACGTTCGAGATCGACAAGAACGACAAATCCATCCCGTTCGCCTGGAATCGGTTCCATCTCGGCTTCATGTACGACCCGATCCCGGTAATAAACGCCACCTGGACCGAATCCGTATACATCGGGATAAACTTCGCCTTTTCCAACGCCCCGCGCAGATACTTCTCCCAGAAATCCACCGGGAAACCCATCACCGACGGCGCACCCTCAACTCGGAGGAACTCCGGCGAGTCCAGCAACGCGCGCTGGATCTGCGCCGTGCCTTGCTCCACCGCCGCGAACGGCTTCTCTATCACCATCTTCGACTGCCACTTCTCCTTATCCGCGTAATCCCTGTCACCCTCCCACAAATCGAAGTAATCCTGCCACTCCTGCCGCTCGGTGCTGGTCGCGTCCTCAGCCTCCCGTTTACATTCGTCGATATACGCCGCGAGATGGGCGTCGGTGATGTTTTCCAGATCGCGAAAGCCCTCCTCCCGCGCCCTTGGATCGACCTGCATCTCCTCGCGGCTTGGCACGCTAGTTCACCCCAAGCCGCAGATGCCCACCACCGAATTGGTTGAACAAATACAACAGAAAGATCAGTAGGAGTATCAACCCGATGATCTGAATCACGACCGGAGGAGCACCAAACTGCGCCCCGGCCATCTTCACGATCCAGAACACGATCACCAACACCAGCAGAACCACCAAGATACTTATCAACGCCGAGATCATCTCCTGTTCCTCCTCCCGCCGACCGCATAGCTCTCTATCCTCATAGACGAGTCATACGGTTTGCTTGTCTGGAACACATCAGAACGGCGACTCATAGCGTACTGGATCGAATCATGAATCTCGGAATACGCATTCTTCACGGGGAGCGCAGCGTACCCACCACCCATACTGGCCGATAGCAACTTATGGTGATACCCGCCCTCAAACCCGTCTATCGTCATGATACATCGTTCGTGGACGTTGTACCTCGGTAGTGGTCCTCGATGAACTTCTAGCTCATCCTCGACCATCTTCCGGCGCAACGTCCACGAACGCTCACCCGGTACCGGCTCAATCCCATACGACCTCATGACATCGACACACGCCCGGAGCTCTATCGCCGACACCGTATCTATCGCCACCGGGTCCACTACATGCATAGGTTCAAGTACAGACAGACTGCGCCACGTCTCGAGCTTCGCACAACACTCATCCATGAACTCTGCTACACCGGCACGGTCAACGAACGCCTCGTCGATCGTCCATTTGTACCCGCTCGGCTGAAAGATATGAAACGTCGCACCCATCCGGGTGGCCGTGGGACCGAGATCGTACCCGACCACGAGCCGGCCATCCGTCGGGATTGGCATATCCCCCCTGATCGACCTCGGCCCAAACATATGCCGCGCCCGATCGAACAGATTGTTGTACACCGCCCGCCCGGCACGGATAACCCACGACAGCTCATACTCCCTCGCCCAGTCACTGGCGGTGACCCCGACACTTTCCATCTGCCGCCAAGCTTGACTTCTCTTGGAAGGGTCAGCCGAATAATGTAGCTCTAGAATTACGAACTTATTCCTCGGGTTCCGGAACGCAATCAGCCCTGGGACAAGCTCATCGACACCGCTCCGCTTGGTGAACTGTGCCTGTCCGGTCGGCGACTCAACCATCAATAATACTTCGGCGGGCTAGCCGCCGCCCTCATCGGAGAAAAAAACCTCAACCACCACGGTTCATCCTCTAGCCGTGGCCAAGGGAGTTCCCGCGGCGACAACCCTGCGTATGGCTCCTGAAACACACGGAAATCCGGTGGGGGTGGGGTGTTATCGGGGTATTCCGTAAAGAACGGCCTCTCCCACATGCTCGGTGCGCGGATACCCGGCCCGAGCTGCTCCGGCTCGTCCTTCGGCGCATAAGGGTTCCACCCCTTGTATGCGTCTATATCATCAAACGGCCCCGGTTTCGGCTTCCCGAGCGGTTGCACCGGCCCAGGCACAGGTTTGCCGAACCGCTGCATCGCCTGCTTAGCCCGTATAAGCTGCCCCATCAAGTCTCGTCCTCGTCATCCACCAGGCTCCGGAAGAACCCCGGCATCGACGTGGAGACGATCATGATCTGTCCGCCGCCCTCAATCGTCGGCCGCATCGCCCCATAGGTCGCCTTCGCCTTCTCCCAGAACGCGAATTCATCGGCGAATATCCGACTGGCCGTCTCCTGCCGGAGCTGATTCTCCCCTTGAGCCACCCCGATAATCTCGCTGTTCAACTCGGGGAACCTCAAGTGGCAATAGGTGTACTTGTACTCCGGCTTCGCTACCAGCTTCCCGTCCGGGATGTGGTCTACGATAAACTGTGCCCGCCGCACCAACTCATCGCTCTTCTCCTCCTTATCGGAGACGAAGAATATCTTGCGCCCGATATGGAACATCGCATCCCAGGTATTGAACCCGATCGCCGCCCAGGTGATCTTCATCCTCCGCGATTTCCTGGTAAGCGACAACCGCTCGTTCAGCCACACGTCAAGGAGCGGCCTCACATACGGCAGGCTCGCTGGGAACTTCTTGATCGGCCGCACCTTATCCGCCTGATCGAGCGTCAACATACACTCGTCCATAAACGGATACGGGTGCTTCCTATACCGGATTAGCCGCCCGAGCGGATCGTCCCCACCCGGTGGTGACACGATCGTCGAACGGTCTGTGTACTCAGTATTCACGAGGCAAGGCTCTGGCGAAGGAACACCGCCGGGTCAACCCCACCCTGCACGGGAGCTGGATCGGCTCCAGCGGTGTCCCCCTCCACACCACCATCCCCAGAAGGAGTCACATCGTGTGCTCGGCTAGCGGGACTCACTCCCGCCCGCGTTTCATACGCCTCTCCTTCCTTACGTACCGAGAACTTCACCTCCGCCGTGACCGAACTTCCCGGCGCCATGTGCCGCTCCATCTCGTCCAACCGCTCGAGCATCTCCCTAAACCCTTCACGCTTCTCCTCAACCTTACGCGATGGGGACAACCCCGCCCGGTCGAGGAACCCAAATGCTATCTTCGCCCGCGTGGCTGGCGACTGACTCTCCGTCATGGCCTTGAGTGCGACTGGTATCCCGGCCTCCGCCGCATTGGTGAGGTCCCGCTCCATCCTCATCCTTTGCGCCGTGTCGATAACCTTCCCATCCGCCTCACGCTGCATCTCGGCCAGCGCCGCTTGAAACAACGGAGACCGGGTGATGAACCTCACCGTGGTGTACGGCATACCCACGGCGACCGCTACCTCGTTCAACGGCTCACCCAGAAACACTCGGCGCAGTATCTCCCTATGCGCCGTCCTCAGCCCAGTCCTCAACGGCTCGTTGTCCTCCGGCTCCGGGCGCAACTCAGGGTCAGACTCTGACCGCCCACTCGGCGGGCTCGCCACGCTCTCGACGCTCGACCAGCCCGGAGGTAGTCCCATACGGCACCAGTGTAGCACATGGTGACGGGGTGTCAACAAGCGTACACGATCGGCCAGCTGAGGGTTCGCCCTACTGAGGGTTCGGAGGTCTACGGGTAGACCCGGGACAGTCACGTGTACCGGAAGCCATTTTCCCCCCGACGGTGGCCCATCACCTGCTTTCTACCTCAGGCATCGGGGAGTGGGGCGTCGGTGGTGGGCGATAAGCAAAGAAAAAGGGGACGGCCCGTACTGGCACCGTCCCCTTGCGGGGGAATGTTGTGGCTACTTGGGGACGGGGACTACCTTGCGGCCAGCTGCCTTGAGTAGATCAATCACGGCATTGGGCAAACGCACGGGGTCCATGCCGTCCACACTGACGCGCGTGGTGGTGGTACCTCCACGGTTCTCGTGCCATGAATCCTGTCGTGCAGACGTGAGCAAGGCCGCGTCTACCAGTGCGGTCACTTCCACGGGCTTGCTCTTGAGGAAGCTAGTAAGCTCTCCCACGTTGGCGGGGCTCCAGTAGGAGAAGCACCACTCGTCGTGCTTGAGCTTGTCCTCTGGCTTCCGCTTCTTGGGGTCTGACTTGGCAGTGGCGTACTGAAGACGCGTGCCGTGGAGTGCCTTGTCCCCAAACGGCCCAAACACGGGCTTGTCACAGTCAACCGTCTTGCCGTCCACTACGTGGGAGTGCGTTGCCTTAGCCATTGGGCGTTGCCCCTCTTGTCTGGTCGTTCACTGTGTCAAGCACCATGCTTGACTACCATGAGAGTACGCCATGGTGGGGAACGTGTCAAGCACTCATTCCAAGGGCTACCCCGTCACTGTTAGGTGCGCTTAATGTTCGAGCTCCCGCAATGCAGGATGATCGCAAGCGATCGTTCCAAGGAGAGCCAGGATGCTCGAGAGCTCGCAATGGGACCACCAGTGCAACGCGCCTTGTAGCCGTATCTGTGCGATAACCTTCCCCTATAACCTTGCCGTGTCCCCTTGAGTTGAGGAAGCCATCGGGGGAGCCATCGGGAAGTCCATCGGTAAAGAGCATCGGGTGGACCGATAACCTTGCCAATGGCGCCCACGCTGGGATTCCTATGGAGATTCCCATAACGAAGCTACCATTGATAACACCATTTCAGCCCCCGTGTATCCCTCTGTTTCTATTAACTCACCCATATCTGTCAATGCTGCTATCCCACTGAAACACCCCTCGGTAAGTATAGGTAGGTGAGAGAGAGAGAGAGTGAGAGAGACGAGAGACTACTCTTACTGAGGGGGATTCCAGTGTGGAATAGCCATCGGGTGTTCCATTGACAGTAGCTAGGCTTGAGGTTAGGGTGGGGGGATGAAATGGCGTTTGACGTGGGGGGAGGAGTGTGATAGAATGATGGCAGTAGATTGGTTGCACCTAACTCAACCGAGGGGGAGACATGTCGCGAGCGGCCAGACTACAGATGGGGCCGGCGCAGTATAAGCGTCGCCAGCCACCTGCCAGGTATATGCATAATGGGGAGCTCCGACCTTGTAGGGTGTGTCGACAGGTGGTACGAGAAGGGTGTATACTGTTCTCCCAGGTGAAGATGACGCCGAGGGCGAAGTTTACGTGGGAGAAGGGGAAGCGGGTGGTGGAGATGGAGACGCTGCCCGATGGGGAAGTGCAGCCCAAGGTGTATGTGATAGAGCAGCCGACGAACTACCACGCTGAGTGTGAGGCGGACGAGGCACGTAGGCTGAGGAGGTTGATGCCGACGAGGAAGCAGAAGCGAGAGGCTGAGATGGCGGAGTTGGAGAAGCGGATCAAAGAGCTCGAGACACAGATAGAGGATTTGAAGGCGATAGAGGAAGCGCAACGAGGACCGAACGAGCCGCGTAGGGTGGGGTATCCAAGAAGGGGGATCAGCGATTCGGCGGAGCTGCGACGGGCCAGTCAGGTGGGGGCCGGGGCAGCGGGTAGCGGTGTCGGTGAACGCGTAAGGGAGAAGGTAGGAGGGCGTAAGCCGGTGGTGCGAGGCGACGGCTGGGATTGGCTGAGGGATTCCGAAGCCGAGCTACCCCACCACCTGCGCCATAACCTGAACCGGCCGGCGGCGGAGGCCCCTCGCCAAGAGGCGGAGGATTTGTTGGCGATGCTAGGCCAGCCCATCAGCCAGCCGGGGGCTGGGTCAGAGGCTGACCCTGAGTCGTAGGCTGGTCCTGACCCTGATCCTGTCGCAGCCCCCAATGGAGAAAAAAGTTCTTGACACCCACCCCCAGCCATGATAGCCTGGCATTGTGATCGGTCCATATGGGATGGGCCGACAGGGTAGGGCAAGGGCAACGCCCAAAGGAGGGCAAGGCCGATGGAGAAGATGTTGAAACTGGTGGCTCGGGTACCAGCCGGACCACCCCCACCCGAGTCGGAGTGCTGGCTCATGGTCCGGGTCGAGGTCAAGCGCGGTCACGGGGCGGGTAAGGGACGGGCCGATGTACGTCAGTTCCTCGTAGTCACCCACCACTACTCGGTCCAGGTGGCCGGCGTCGAGGTCCTCCGCTCCTTCCACTTTCCACCGATGGTGTCCAACTAATGGACAAGGTTACCCGAGACCTATTCCGTTCGATCGAGAAGGCACAAGGGCGGAAGGCCGTAATCGCCATGGCTAAGGGCGCGCCGATCAACGCACTGGCCGACCCGGCCGCGTCCTTGGCCTTGGCGCGGATGGCCCGAGAGTATCTCCTCCTCGAGTACCGCCTGACCATCGTCCTGACAGAGGGGCAGATCGTCGACGAGCAGCGCATGGAACGCTACGTCGAGGCACAGAAGCTGGCCGTGCCCCGAGTCAACTCGCCGTTCCTGGACGACCTTCGCCCCACGACCCGGGTCAAGGACACCATTGGCCGGGCGCCCTCGCCCCGGCCCCAGCAAGGGCGCAAGGGGCGGACGTACTTCGCCCAGGGCGAGAAAGCCGGGAAGGTGCCGTTCACCATCGACGGCAAGATCTACATGCTGGACCCGAGCATCGTCACCCTCCTGACCAAGAGCCCCGAGACCGATGGCTAGGTTCGGCCGGGGCCGCTACGTAGGCAGTCGCTCGGTGCGCCCAGCCCACGTCTACACAGCGACAGAGGCCGAGCGTGCCCACGCCAAGCAGATCATCATCGCTCGGGTGGAGCACCTGGACCACTCGCCGATCCTCCAAGACATCACCGGAATGTGGCCCCGTCCGGGCCAGGTAGTGGCGTTCCATCTGGACATAGCGAGGGGTGGCAAGCCTAAAGCCCTGATGTTCGTCATCCCGAACACCGCCCCCGCGTCCATGCTCAAGACCGAGATCACCGTGACCACAGGCCAGCCCCCTGAGGGGGCTATCCCGGTCGCTCAGTTCCGTAGCCTCTGCTTCTATCGGATCATCGACAAGATGAAGGAGTGGCTTGAGACGGCCGACCCGGAGGACGAGAAGGAGATGCTCCACTTCATGGCGTTGTTCGAGCACCAGGTCAAGGACGCCATGCGGAAGCGTATCCTGGTAGTGACGCCGCCGATCGAGAAGCAATGGGAGCGGTACGGGAAGCTGCGCGACCGCTACCTCCTCTTGCGTGAGGACGGCGAGAAGGCCCACGCCAAGGGGTTTGTTGTCCGGCTCGCCAAGGGATTCCTAACCTCGATGAACGGAAAGGGGTAACGCAATGAGTGACCTCGTTCGCACAACCCACACACTGGCACCGACCGGGAAGCTCGGCTCGCTGGCTTCCCTCCACAAGGCACCGTTCCTGGTGCTCGATATCTCCTCCTCCATGAGGGACCCGATCGAGGGCAGCTTCCGCCGGATCGACCGTCTGAGGGAGATCGTCGCCACCCTGCACCAAAAGGGGGCCGACTTCCGCCAGATCGTGTTCAGCGACTCACCGCATGAGACGACGACGGTCCCAGAGCCCCAGGGAGGAACCAACCTGTCCTCCGCCATCGCCATGGCCCTGGACAACTACGCCACGAAGATCGCGGTCGTCTCCGACGGTGAACCCAACAGTGAGGAAGCCGCCATGGCCGAGGCCCGTCGCGCCAAGGACATGGGTGTGATGATCGATGTCATGTTCTGCGGCCAGCCCGGTTCGCGTGGAGAGGCGTTCCTCAAGGAGCTGGCTCAAGCCACCGGGGGCACGGGCGAAACCGTTGACTTCAGCGACGAGCCCGACCAGCTCACCGGCAAGACGATGCTCATGCTCGGGGATGGCTCGGAAGCCACCAAGGGGCCGATCATCCTGTAGGCCAACCAAGAGGCCGGGTGGGCGAGGGATGGTCCTTCGCCCGCCTGTGCTTCTAGCTGCCAAAACGCAAGGAGGCGTAACGGCGATGGCTAAGATATGCGATATCGGTTGCATGGTGGACAAGGATACCCCGGCCTTGGCCGTCAAGACGCTCGAGAAGTGCGGGCACAACATCTGTGTCGAGTGTGTCAAGGACATGGAGGAGGACCCGAAGCTCACCTGTGCCGCCTGTCCGTACTGGCAATGCGAGTCATGCAACTACGTCGACACGGACAAGCCCATGCCACCGGACCGGGCGAAGTTCTATGAGGTCGTGGACCGGAAGGGCTCGCCCAAGTGCCCTCACTGTAAATCCGAGACGTTCATGCCGGTGGGGTACTGAGCCATGAACCGCCCGAAGGGCAACCGTTCCCTGTGGTGCCAGGTGTGTCGGAAGCACAAAGCGTTCAGGCCGACCGGGGAGAAGAATCTCGGTGGAGCATTCATGTACCGGTGCTCTACCTGTAGAGTGCGAATCGCGACGTATCTGAGGCCGAGCCGATGAAAGCCGCCCGCGTCCTTAACCTGGCGACGTTCTCGGCAGTAGACTACACCAAGGTCGACCGGACCATCGTCAAATGGGACGGGAAGATGATCGGGGCGATACTGGAATCCTTGTGGACTACCCGCACCGGGCTGTCCATGAAGTACAGCGTGTATACCCATCGGATGATCGGGAATCTCCGACAGAGGTTCGACCGCAAGGGGTACACGTTGCGGGCACAGACTGAGCTCTCCAAGGGGACGGTTGTGGTTTGGATAGCCATGAAGTATCGGGGCAATCGGCCAAGGAGGAAGCGATGAAGGAGTGTCCGGTGTGTGATGTGGTCGAGGACGCGGCGCATGGTTGCGCTGTGTGTGGGGGGCAAGACGTACATGACGACGCGGGGTATGTCGAGTTCGCCTGCCCTGTCCATGCGAATCGCCTCGAGTGTTACTCCACCAGCGACGGGCATAAGCTATACCGCCTGTGTAACGAGTGTGTGGCGAGAGCGAAGCACACCTGGATCTCGGATCACCTCGAAGCGGCTCGTATGAAGGCCGGCATCGCTTGGCGTCGGATGGCTCGGGCGAAATACTACGCGGCACTGGCCGAGGGGAGGGACCCCTCCCGTGGCTGAGCCGAAGTCTTTCACCCTCGGCCCGGGCCAAGTCCAGAGGATTCTCGAGCTCCTAAACGCTATCACGGCCAACGACTACCCAAGCAACACCGCTCCCATCCACGAGATCCATCTAATCCTAACCTCTAAGAAGGAGAGAACCCGATGGCGGAACCACGCTTCTCCGAACCCGACTGGACTCCGAGTGATTCGGCTCGGACCGAGCAGTCTAGAGCCGTCCCCGGCCACATCCAAGGGGTCAAGGGCGAAGACCGGACGCATCTCGGCGTCACTCGCGCGGATGTTGAAAAGGTGTTGATAGAGCATGAGAAGCGGTCAGAGCGTGACCCAGACTCGGCGCGGGGGCGACAGGTGTATTTCAGGATGAAGGTCGTTTCGGTCGGCAAGGCGTACTCGGCCGGCGAGGTGATGATCCAGCTCGAGGACATCACTACACCTAACGCCCGTCGCCGCATCACGCTCAACCTCCCGGAGTCGGAGGCCGAGCGGTTCCACTACGGCGACACGTTCACCATCGGTTTCTCGTCCCAGCTCGACCGTTATACAGGGGAGGAGCGATGACTACAGTCACCCCGGTGATTTCCTATGACTGCGGCTGTGGATTTAGGGCCGATTCGTGGAAGGAGGCCGAGGCCCATGCCCGAGTCACGGCCCATCAACTCACCATCCATGGGCGGGTTTTGGTCGAGAAGCCAGAGTCTGTGGTCGTTGCCACTGAGGGTAAGATCCGTCGGATGCGTCGCGATGACGAAGCGTAACCGCCACGGTAATCCTTGGTGGTGGGTGCTTTGGGAGGCCGCGGTGTTTCTGGCCTTACTGGTCGGGATCGTGTTCGTACTCAACGTGATCGGTTCGTATCTCGAGCGATAGGAGGAGGAGAAGGAGATGGCGACGGTGCTCTGTACCTGTTGTGGGAAGCGCCCGGTCGTGGGGCCGGGCAAAACCCTGTGTATGGAGTGCCGTCGCCCCTCGCCTAACTTCTACCAGTGTAATTGTGGGCGTTGGATCGGTGGTCGACGATACTCTACTCTCATGCAACTGAGCTTGTAGCTGGATACAGGGGGACAGGGCGACACTATGGGCGGCAAGAAGAACCGAGAGCTTTGGGAAATCCTCGAGGAGAGAAGTATACCGGAGCCTAACACCGGGTGTTTGTTATGGCTTGGAGCGACCACTGAGGGGTATGCGACGATCATGTACCGCAACAAGTTTTGGATAGTTAATCGGCTTATACTCAACTTGAAACCAGGCGAGCTCGCTCTGCACAAGTGTGATAATCGGCTGTGTATCGAACCCCGACATCTATACGGAGGGACGTATAGGGATAACATGGTCGATGCCATAACCAGGGGGCGGATCACCCGCGATTCTGGTGGGAGGTATCGTGGAGGTAGTTGATGGGGAAGGCTGTCGTGTTCCTCATATTCTTCACGCTCATGCTCGCCGCGTCTATATGGCTCTTCTCGACCATGATCGAGACCTGCCATCGCAGTGAACATCTGATCGACTGTCTAGTCTGGAGGAGATAATGGACGACTCCCCGTCGATTGATACCAGTGGCAGCGGTCGACTTATTTACGACAAGACGTCGAAAACCATTCGCCATGAATCCCCGGCGGAGACGGCGGCGGAGAGGGCGCAGGTGGAGATGGCGTTGCATGGCGTCGTAATGCGTGCGCCACCGCACGGTCCCTGCGTGGGCTGTGATCGCGTGGTCGCCATGCTCGCGGCCGTGCGGGCGGAGAAGATTCACACCGACGCGAATGAGTGTGGCTACGCGTCCATCGCGGTGCAGTATCGAGAAGCGTACAACACCCTCCACGCCCGCGTGACGGCGCTGGAGGCGGCGCTGCGGGACGTGCGTAAGCACCTTCAAATCGGCGGGCCAGAGGAGCACGCGAGAGCGCTGGGCAAAGTTCTTGCAGCCCTCACCCCCGGCGCGGGAGGGACTGTATGCCCCAGGTGCCGTGGCGAAGGTGCAATTAATACCTCTTGCAGCGACAAGTGGGGCGATGAATGCCCTGTATGCCACGGCGCGGGAGGGACGGCGTGAGTAGTGATGATCGCGGGCTGCCGATTCTGAGGCAGACGCCCTGTGCGGTTGGCAATCATGTGTGGGTGTCCACCGGGACCAACTTTCGGGGCGAGCCTACCATTCGCCCCGGACAGCCATGTGCCTGTGGCCGACATCTCTGGCCCCCGCCACCCGTCGAGGAGCCGCCCCGTTGACCGCCCCGGTGGCGCGGCCGGATGTCGAGGGGCTGAGTCGCCAGGAGTTGCTGCGGCTGGTGGACGATCTCCAAGGCCAGCTTATCAAGGCGGGCAATAAGCTCGCTGCGGTCGAGGAGGCATTCAACCATCACGATCAGCATTGCGCGGACTGCGTATGTGACCACGAGTCCGGCAAACTCGCAGATCGCCAGCGGCTTATCGGGCTCCCATCCAAGGAGGAGAATAACCATGCGTAAGAAACCTCGCCATCTCCACTACTGCGCGTTCGAGGACCACGACCATTATTGGGCGTGTATTCGCGACCCGTGTAGCCTCCACTATATCTCGTTCTGCCATGTCTGTCGCTGTGGTCGGGTGATGGTCGAGATCTTCAAGCCTAGTGGTGGGCTGCTCGACTACCGTATCTTCGCCTGCCCTTTGCGCCCGGACCATCTCGGTCACGACTCGAAGGTTTTGGAGAGCCTCCCGCTTGGGGGCCGCCCTCCCTCCGTCCCACGTTTGACCACTGTCAAAAAACAGACACCTTGACAACGGATGAAGCCATGCTATACTCAGAGCAGTTAGGGAAGCTTACACCAAACCGAGAGGAGGTGATATCGAATGAAGTCCGAGACAATCACCGTGAAGTCAAAGGAGTTCGCCGAGTTCAGCTACACGCTGACGCAGCCGGAGTCGCTGGCCGAGGCGGTGCAGATGTTCGGCGAGAAGGACTCGCTGGAGTGGCTCCACGCCGGGCGCAAGGCCGACATCAACGCCCAGGAGTGGCAGAAGGTGCGGGGCACCAAGACCGAGGAGGTCCAGGTCGGGGACAAGAAGTTCCGAGTCCCGAAGGAGCTGGCGTCCGTGGTCAAGGAGGCTCTCGCGAAGCAGGCGAAGGCAGCCTGACGCCACGGTCGGCTGTTGCTGTGATCGGGGCCGGTAGGGGGAGACCCTTGCCGGCCCCTGTAGCTTTTACCACCCGACTCCTTGCACGGAGGATTTAGTGGAATCCGAAGCGACTCCCGGCAAAGCGAACCGACCGCTTCCCTCCAAGGAGAGTGTCGAAGCTCTCCTGACGCTGATCGCAGACACCGAAGACCGTGCCGTCCTGGATCGGATATTGGAAGCTCTCTCCATCGGGCATCCCCCCTCCGACGCGGATCTGGAAGTCTACGACGATCTCTGGGACACATTCGGCGGAGATCTCGACGAGGACGAATACAAGTCTGACGACGATCCCGAGGACGCGTAGTCTATGACACAGTGGGCGGTGGGGCCAGAGCTCGAAGCGGCTGTCCGTGCCATAACTCGTCTCAAGCACTTCCCCATCGCCCTCTGGTCCCAAACCCACTTCGACGAGTATAATCACGCCTTCGAGGTTTTTTGGAAAACCAAACCGACCCGGGAGCAATTCTCACTCTTGATGCATAACGCTCCGGTCACCGCTGATATCCTCTGGATGGTGGCTCGTGGATAAGCGCGATACTCTTGGGATATACATCCCCCAGCGAATCAGCACTCTTTCTGACGAGGATATCCTGACTCAGATCCAAGAGCTACAGGCCCGTCGTGAATCTATCCTGAGTGAGCTATCCCGAGAGAAAAAGGCTGCCGCAGCCAAAACCAAATCCGGTGCGCCTAAAAAGGCTAAAGTCCAAGACCTATCCAAGATGGACGTGGACGACGCCTATACTGCCATCGCGGCGCAAATGGGGATCAGCGTTGACGAACTCAAGCGCCTCGCAGCCACCAAGTAACCGAATCCTCGAGCGTCTCACCATAACCCTCTACGGGGTGGATGAGGACGTTTGGGGGAGGTTTCGGCTCGCCCTCCTGCAACGTGACTTGAAGCTGCACGAGGGTGTGTACCAAGCAGTCGAGGCATGGATCAAGCAGAATCCGCCCCGGATCGGGCCAAACCCGATATGAGCCATGAGCTGATGGAGGTTTTGTACTATGGGGTTATCCTCGCTGTGCTCATAATAGGCTTGGTCAGATTCTGACCTAGACTCGGAGGAAGATCCAATGCCATTGAACAGACTCGAGGATGGCACGTGGTTGATCGATTTCTCGACCATATCCACCTTCCAGTTGTGCGAGCGGAAAGGGCAATACTCGTTTATCGAGAATCTGACCCTCCCGCGGCTGCCGGTCAAGATGGGGTTCGGCCAGGCGTACCATGCGGCGTTGGCGGCGTATTACTCGGGCGCCTCCTTCAATGATGTACTGCTCGCCGGGATCAAGGTCGCCAAGGAATACGACCTCCCTATGTCGCTAGAGGAGGACCCGGCGAAGTCGGTAGAGGCGCTGGTCGCATCGCTCGGCCGTTACGTCCAGTTTTGGGCGAACGAACCCTACGCCACCTTGGTCGACCCAAGCGGCAAGCCTATGGTCGAGATAACCCACCGGATGATGATCTGTAAAGACCCACCGATCATCTACGTTATGAAGATGGATCGGGTGTGTCAGCACAAGATTCGCAAAACCATCCATGTTATGGACCACAAGACAACCGGGCGAATCCATGACTATATGCACACCATACGCCCGAACAAACAATTCACGGGGTATCTGGCCGGGTTGGTCGAGCTGTTCGGTGATCAAGCCGAGTCCGCCATCATGAACGCGATACACGCGGCCAGCGAGCTCAAGACCAAGAAGCGTCCCTTGGACGAGTGGTTCGCCCGGGCAGAAACTGGCCGCAACGAGGCCGACTTCGAGGACTGGCACAAGGATGTGGTCGAGCAAACCAAGCGTATCATCTGGACGATCGAGCACAACGGCCATTTCCCGAAACATGACCCGTTCGCCTGCCATGTCTACGATGGATGTATCTTCCGCGATCTTTGCTCCCAACATGGGGATGAAGCGACCAAGCAGGGTCTCTACACCACCCGACAGTGGGATCTCAAGGAGGAGGACTGACGGTGGACGCGTCGGGCAGTCTGACCTACAGCCGTTCTATGTCTCTCGTAGACAAAATGCTGGATATGGTTTCGCATCACCTGACCACAAACAGCACTTTGTCCGACCTCCGTTATGCACTCGGCGTGGAGATTCGCGCCTATCTACGACAGGAGCATGAAGATGGATACAACGCAGGTAGAATCTCCATCATCGCCACCCCTTTCCCCAGTGGAACTGACGGGGGCGGCACCGTCACCGGCCGTATCACCCATCATCCAGACGTCGGTGCGAGCCCCATCGTTCCTCCTCCTGGGGGCACCGGGGTCGGGCAAGACCGTTCTGGCGTGTAGCGCACCGGGCAAGAAGTACCTGGTCGATATGGACGCCAAGGCGGATGAGATGGAGATCCTCCGCCCGAAGGTGGAGAGCGGTGAGCTCACCATCCATGACCTGACCTCGCCCCTGATGATGGATACACTACGGGCCCGGGCCGTGTCGGCCATGGCTCGCAGGACGTACACGAACGAGCCGACAGGTTACCTCGAGTTCTGTGCCCTCGTCTCGGAAATGGCGACGGTCGGGAAGGACGCAGACGTGTGGATCATCGACCCCTTGACCCGTGTCGGGGAGCACTTGGCTCGGTACATCGCCTACGGGAACAAGGTGGCGTCGATGCGTCCCCGCGACTACGGGACCTACCTCAAGATGATGGAAGAAGTCATCGACAAGCTCCGCAAAACCGCCCGAAGGATGAACAAGATCCTGATCTGTACCATCCATCAACGCTACCTTGAAGAGCCTCAGTCGGATACGAAGATCGTCCACTCTTCAGGGGGTGAGGCCGAAAAGACCGGTACAGGTGTCATGCGCCAGATGCCGGCCCTCGAAGGTCAGATCGCTGCCAAGCTGGTGGGGTACTTCTCCGAGGCATACATCTGCAAGACCGTCCCCGGACAAGGAGGCCGGGTCAAGTACATCGTGCAAACCGTGCCGGACGATATGTCCGACGCCAGAACGTCACGCAAGCTGCCACCGTATTTTGTGGGCACGCTCGCTGACGTCATCAACGGAACCGTCAAAGCTGTAGAATAGCTAGGAGGTTTCATGACCGAGTTCGCCATCCCCATGAATGATGTCCCCAACGAGTTCACTCGCCTCGATGAATCCAAGCTCTATGTGTTCCGGATCACTGCCCTTGAGATTCGGAAGACGAAGGCCGAGTCCAAGACGCCAGGCGAGCCAATGATCGTCACCACCTGTGAGGTTCGGCGTCCCGTCGAGTGGGAAGGCAAGACCGTCACGGAGTTCTTGCTTCTCCCCATCGCCCCCACCCCCATGGACTCCACGGCCGAGCGGCGCAAGAAGCTGGAGCGCGGTGTTCGCCTCCGTCAGTTCATGGAAGCTTGCGAGTTCAAGTGGGGTCCGAACGGATTCTCGACCGACGAATGGGTCGGTGGGGAGTTCGGCGCCACGATCCGCAACGAGGAAGGTCAGAACGGGGATGTTTTCTCGCGGATCAAGAAGATGATGCCGGCGAGTGTCGCCCGTGACGCCATCGACAAGGTGGAGGCTGGGTTGTCGCCGGGCGCTGATGGCCCGATGGCTGGAGTGTCCTCAGCCGGCACCGATCAAGGCATCTAGCCAGCAAGTCCACGACCATTCAACCAAAGACGTCGAGGCGGGGGAGTGCGACCTCCACTCGACGTCTATTCTTTTGGGCCTCACGCGACGAGGCGGTGTTACTGGCCCGTATCGGTTGGGGCATCCGCGCCCACCGTGACGAAGGGGGAGATCACGAATCATGGCTGATGGAATGGTCGTCGAATTGGCCGAACCGAATTCTATCAAAATACGCCCAGGACGCATCCGTGACGATCTTGGGGACCTCCAAGAACTCATTGACTCGATCGCAAAGCGCGGCCTTCTACACCCGCTTGTTCTGGACGACGAAGGCTTCCTTGTTGCAGGATTTCGACGTTACTTGGCTCTCCGGTTCCTCAAGTATGAGTTTATACCGATTACCCGTAAGTCGAATCTCTCAGAAATTGATCGGGTTGCTATCGAGATTGAAGAAAATACGCGGCGCAAGCAGTTCACTTGGCAAGAGGAGTCGAAGGGGAAAGAACGACTCCACGCTCTTATGGTCGCAGCTAATGGCCCTGCCGTTCCCCGGTCCAAATCCTCAACAGGGTGGACAATCGAAGACACCGCGAAAATGCTCGGGGAGTCGAAAGGGAAGGTCGTTGAGGATCTCAAGTTAGCGAAGTACGCCGATCACGGTGTAGTCAGTCAACGCACATCTCGTATTGAAGCCATACGCACGGTCAAGCGCATGGAGGAGATAGAGACGATGACGGCGGTATCTGCGGCGCTTCAAGCGTTGCAGGTGGGGGCTGTGGGGGATGTCGATGTACCAGACCTCACGCCAGGCGTCCCGAAACCCAAACAATCCCCCCAGGCCACGTTCGGCCTCGGTCGTGTAGTCCATGCCGATTGCGTCCACGAAATGGAGGATCATCTGCTCGGTGACTCCATCGACCTCATCCTGACCGACCCCCCGTTCGGTATCGGTATCGATCAAGCCCGTTGGGAAGGTGTCTCCATCCAGCACACCTACACCGATCCAGATCAAGCGGCGATTCAAGCCACCCTTAACCTCATGCTCAAGCAAGCCTATCGTGTCCTCCGTAACGGTCGTTTCATGTTCATGTTCTGTCCGCCTGAGTTCACCGGGGAATGGCGATCGCTGATGACCGCACAAGGTTTCAACGTAATGCCGCGTCCATTGATTTGGTACAAGCTCCGGGGCAGTCTCACCGATTTCTACACCCAGTTCGCCCCGGCCTACGAAACATTCCTGTGTGCTTGGAAGGGCGACACGCGCCGTCCCTTGTCCAAGCCTACCGCGGACGTATTCGTCTACGCCCGGCCAATCGAACGCTGGCACAAACTAGAGCGCGCACCGGGGGTTCTCAATGACCTCATCGAAGCGACCACAGCGCCGGGGGAAACCATCCTCGATCCATTCGCGGGTGGTGGGTCTACCCTTGCAGCCTCGGCCCGCCTCCTCCGACGTTATATCGGAATCGAACAAGACGCTATTTCCTGGGCTCGATGCGTCCAGCGCCTCACGCTACTCGAGTCCGGCCAAGACGATCTCGCTAGAAACGATCCGGAAGGCAAGAGCGATACTGAAAGGGACACAGCCCCTCCCGTGGATGGGGTATAAGCCGACCGTGCTCCGCCCCGGCGAGGTTTGGTACGGGATCTTCGTCTCGCTCGTCCCATGGCAGGTGTGGTATGAGCGACACAACGATTGTCAACTCGTGTCGATGAAGCTGAGTGACAACTGTTCTGTTTTCACCTGCCACACACATGCTGTTACCTTCATCTACGGCGTCGAGGTGAAATACGATGGCTATACGCAAGTCCGGCAAACCGTGGGTGGTCGGTCAAGGAGTTCCCGTGCCGGCGGACGGTCCGCTCGGAGCAAAACTCGCAATCGTAGGGCTCGCCCCGGCAAGGGAGGAGCAAAGGCTCGGTAAACCGTTCGTAGGTCCGTCTGGTAAACAGCTCGATCAATGCCTCCAACTGGCGGGTATCTCCCGCTCTGAGGTACGAGTCACTAATGTGTCGGATAAGTACATACCGATTGGTACTGGAGTGCCGGACTTCGAACCCGCCTACTATGACGCCTGTAAACATCGGCTGGCAGACGAATTTGCTCGAATGCCAAACCTTACGACGATCATTCCACTTGGCGATGCAATTATTCCCATCACAGGAAAGTACGGTGTCACACGTTGGCGAGGAAGCATACTCCCTACGACACTATCCCCGGGTTATCGAGCTGTTCCATCCGTACATCCGGCCTGGCTTATTCGAGGGCAATGGGAATATCGTGGGGTTTTAGCGTTCGATATCAAGCGGGCGGTTAAGGAGTCGTCGCTGCCCGGACATCTCCTCGCCTTGCCTGACGTCCCATGCATCACCGGCCCGTCGTTCCAGCAGATAGGGAACGCGCTCGAGTATTACACCAACCTTAACGGAGACGCCCTGATCGCAGTTGACCTAGAGATGCACCATCGCCAGTTCATCGCCTGTATCGGGCTCTACGACGGACACCGACCGGCCATCTGTATCCCGTTTGTGTACGGGAACGGCAAGTCGATATGGACTGCCGGTGAGGAAGCCTCCATCTGGCAGGGGTTGTCTCGCCTGTTTGAGTTCGGCAAGGCCCGCCTGTGTGGTCAGAACCTCTCGTTCGACCTGATACGGCTCCTGTGGGAGAACGGTGTATCTATGCGCGCCCCGTGGATGGATACGATGCATGCCCACCACGCCTTGATGCCCGAGCTCCCCCACTCCCTGGCCTTTATCAACTCGATCTACACGCGCCTCCCTTACTACAAGGACGACGGTAAGGAGTGGGACCCAAAGGTCGGTGAGAGGGCTTTCTGGGAGTATAACTGCAAAGACGCTTGGGCGACGTGGTACTGTGCCAAGGGGCTCGAGTCCGACCTCACCCGAGAGAAGCTGTGGGATTCCTACGTCGCTAACTACACCAAGCGTTTCCGCATCGCCATCCGCATGGAGTTTGAAGGCATACGGGTCGACGTCCCTGCTTGGCAAAAAGTTCTCGGGGAGTTAGAGGATCAGATCGTTGTTCAACAGGCCGAGATCGAACAGATCGTCGGCTATCCCTTCAAGGTCAACTCACCGAAACAAGTCAAAGACCTCCTCTATGTCAAAAAGGGTTGGACACCGGTCATCAACCGTAAAACTCACCAACCAACAGTTGACGTCGAAGCCCTCCGCTCGCTTCACATGAAATACAACGACCCCTTGGTTCTCAAGATCATCGAACAGCGCCAAGTCATGGACCTCAAAGGGGATATATTCGATCAAGAGATCGGTACGGACAACCGTATCCGGTGCCACTATTCACAGATCGGTACGGTGACTGGCGGTCGATGGTCCTCCTCAGCAAGTGTCACTGGCTCGGGCATGAACCTCCAGAACATCCCCCGTGAAGGGCCGGCCCGGCGTATGTTCCTCCCCGATGAAGGACAGGTGTTCGTGGAAGCCGATCAAATCCAGGCCGAGGTTATGGCTGTCGGTTGGATGGGGCCTGTCCCCGGCCTCATCCGCTTGTTCAAGGAGGGCCGAGACATCCATCTCGAGGTAGCAAAGATGATCGCCCAGACCGTCCAGGACCACAAAATCACCGTCCCTGGCGGTATGTTTATGGGCGATCCCGACACCATGGACAAGTTTCGGAACAAAGACGAGCGATACGTCGCTAAACGCACCGTCCACGCCTCGAACTACGACATGGCGGCGAGGAGACACGCTAGTGTTACCTCGATTCCAGTTGCGTTATCGGAAATCCTCCTCACGATATACCACACTGTACTCTTCCCCGAAATCCGGTCTCTATACCACACGGGAATACAACATGAGCTTCGGACCACTCGTACATTATGGGTCCCTTACTTCAACACACGACGAGTTTTCCTTGGTTATTGGGACACGCATGGGGAGTTACTCCGCGCAGCTTACGCTCACAAGCCACAGGCGCTCGTCGGCCACATCACTGGCCGGATCATGGAGATTATCGAAGACGAGCTACTTGCCGAGGGATGCTCCATCAGGATGCAAGTCCACGACTCGGTTGTAGTGTCCGCCCAGCCCGAGAAAGTTCAATGGGTGGTCGAGCTCATCGACAAGGCTGCGAAGTCGATTGTAATCCACCTCCCAGGCGGACCGCTCTCGATCCCGATGGGCTACAAGGTTGGACCGTCGTTCGGAGAGCTCAAGGACTACACTGGTTAATGGCTGATTTCATCAAGGCGTATCTCGACTACACAGAGCAGCAAGAATCCCCGCCCATCTTCCATTCATGGGTCGCCATCACCATGATCTCGGCCGCCATGAAGCGGCGGACATGGCTAGAGCGAGGATTCAAATCCCTCCGCCTCTACCCGAACACCTACATCATGATCGTCGGTCCTCCAGGCCGACAGAAGAAATCCACAGCAATCAAACTCGGCATGGACCTCCTCTATGAAGCCGACCCGACCGTCCAGATATTCCAAGAGCGCATGACTCCCGAAGGTGTCATGCTCGCCATGAACCGCGTAAACGCCAACATCGCCACCCAATCCCTCAACATGGAATCCTCCCTGCTAATGGTTGCATCGGAGCTCACTACCATGTTTGGGGCCGACCAGTCCCAAGCTGGGCGGATGGTATCGTTCATGACCCGTTGGTACGACTGCCCAGACATATTCCCCTACCTAACCGCGGCACACGGCAAACTCGAGTTCTTCAACCTATACCCGAGTTTTCTCGGTGCCACTCCTGAAACCATGCTCAACATCATCCCGACTGACGCTCAGGGTGGTCTCTTGTCTCGGATGATATTCATACACTCGATCGACAGAAAGCGCATCCCGCGCCCAAAGGCCGGGGCGGGGTATTCCAACCTCGTCGATCAGCTCAAGCAAATCGCTACCATGAAAGGGGCGTTTATAGAAAGCCCCCAAGCACAGAGTTACTTCGACGATTGGTACATGACCATCCCGGATGAGGTTGATGCTCGAGCGGCTACGTTTATGGAACGGCTACCCGACCACGCCCTGAAATTGGCCTGTATACTGGCCGCGTCGAGAGACACCATGCAGATCGACGTCCGGCTCATGGACGCAGCTATCTCGACCATGATTAACGTCATCCCCGGTATCAAGCACGTTCTGGCTCACGTCGGAGCCACCGACTTCGCCAAGCTCACCCTGCGTGTACTCGCTCAAGTCAAAGACTACGGACCACTCGCCAAAGTCCAAGTCTACACGGCCAACTCCTTCACCGCGAGTGTAGAAGAAATCGACCAGGCCCTTTCAGACCTGGTCGAGAGGAAACTCATCAAGGAGACGTATCTAGGAAGCGTCGCCTCTTACATCCTTATCTAAGGCTGGCCGTCAGGGCAGCCACCCGGTACGACCTGGAACAACCCGGTTTCGGTCATGTAAACGCGGTTTCCACGGTCGCACATCGTATAAACCCCGAACGCGCCTCCGTGATAGATCAGGCGTGAGTTCGGCGTCATGGGTTGTAGCTTCGGCTTGTCCCCACTACCACCGCAAGCCGCCAAGAACAGCCCAAGTCCGAGGATAAAAACCCTTCGCATCCTCCCCCCTTTCCTACTGTGGCCCACAGGTAACCTTGACTGTCGTGTCGCCCAACCCCTTCGGTGACAGCCCGGCACAGTGAACGTCGATGCCAGGCCCAACCACCCCGTCCGCGTTCTCGCCGTCCTTGTTCTCACACGCACACAACACAAGGGAGGCGACCAGGATAACAAGCAACCCGAACCGCTTCATGGTAGAGTATCCTCCATTCCGTAGTCACGGAGCGCCTTGCCCGAAGCTTTTCGACGGCGTTCAAGCGGCGTTAATTGAGATGCGGTCTTTGCCGCCTTGATGCTCTGAGGAGAGACTTGGAGACGTCCACGAGGAATGCCCAAAGACTCCTCAGCCTCGCGAAGAATCCTGTCCGCTTGTTCTTTATCACCGACAATCTGTGCCTGCGCTGCGTCACTCAAGGCACGATTCTTGATGATATTCGCCTTGTTGAGCTTATCCATCATCCGGTACTCAGCTTCCTGCTCGGGATCGGTCAACCCGGTGAAGCGCCCGATCCGGCTCACGTCACGGCGAATCACAGGACGCTGTGTTGGTACGGCGTCTAGTCCAAACGCCTCTCGTGCCGTCTGCGGCTCCCGCTCAACGCCGTCATCATCGATGATCGCCGCCTTGCGTAGCCGTTCCAACTGTACTCCAGCGATCGGAATCGACCGCGTGAAGGCTCTCGCTCTGGCAGCTACGCTCGGCGGCGTGTTTGGGTTCCAGACGTCTACACCAGCCACACCGTTCAAGATGTCGATGGCGTGATTCGCCACGGGACCGGGCAGGTAATACTTGAGACTCGCCACGTCCTTCGGCAACACCGCCCCTGTCCCGAGCTGATCGGTCAACGCCACACCCAAGGCCGGGCCAAGCCCCTTCCAAGCGATCGGGTCATGCTTCTCGAGCCACTCTCCCATCACAGGAGCGACCTGAGGCCCACCAAGGGCGTACGAGATCCCCCAAAACTTGACGAACTTCTTCATCGCCTGGAGACGTTCCGGGTCCATGACGTCCCCGCGCTTGAACATGTCCGAGAAGTTGTTCCACATATACTCGCCGAGTTTGGTCTGGAAATACTTGAACTGGCCGAGCGTCCCCCAAAGCTCTTTCCGCATCCATGCTGGCTTATCGCCCGGCCCCGGCATGAATTGGGTCTTTTGGACGAGATCCCTCCCGGCTTGGATGGCCCCTGTCTCGTCCGCTCCCTTGCTCAGCGCGTCCCGGTACCCGGCGAAAAAGGCATGAGCACGGTTCCCACGCTCGGCGTATCCGAACGGCTTGGATAGCCAATCCCGCAGCTTCCCGAGCTTCTCACTCCCCGCTTGGGCTATCGTCTCTGTCTCGAGCTTGCGCGGACCAAGCGATTCCAACGGCACCCTAGCCTTTTTGACTAGATCAACGAGATCCTTCTGCCCTCGATAATACCCAACTTCGTCTTGCAACGCCTGTGCAAACGACTTGGCAGACACTTCACTCGCCGTCAGCGCCCTCTGCATCGTGTTATAAAGCGGGGATGTGATGCTGGCACCGATGGTCCGCATGAACTCGCCGGTACGGACGATCCCGCCCATCTTCTGTGCGAATTCACTCGATCGGAAGGCGGGATGGCCGACGGCATAGTTCAGGTAATTCGCCACGAAGTTTTGTACATCCGTCGGGCGGTCCTTCATCTGGTTAAGCATCGGTTGGAGGTCCTTCAATATCCCATGGTGTTGCGGCGTCCCATACACCGCCGCCCGTGCCACCGCATTGGAGTGGCCAATCATCGCATCCAGACTATAATTCTCCCCCGGCAGCTCTAGCTTCCTCGTCTTGGTGAAATACGGCTTGAAGTTGCTCGGGAAATGCGACAACACATCATTCGACACCCACTCATCACCTTGTTGAATCTCGGTCTTGACGATCTTAAACGCTTGCCGCAACCTCGGGACATAGTTCTTCACAAAGTTAGGATGCGACGGGTCCAGACTCAACGCCTTGGCCCAATCGTCTGCAATCTGCCCAAACAAGGTCGCTACCTGACCCTGATTCGCATTAGCCGGCGGGAGGTGTAGATCCCTCGCGCGTATCCCAGCCTCGAAATCTTCCTTGGACACTCGGCTGGCGATGTCTCTGAGCTTCGCCGTCCATGTATCTCGCATGGTCTGCACAGCGTCATTCCCGTCATTGATCGTCTTGACGATCCGCTCGAACGGCGCGTCCCCCTTAGCGATCTGTGTCATGGACAAGGGGGAGCGAATCTTCAGTTTGGTAAAGATCGACGCCAACCAATCAGGGCGGTTCGGATCAGGATCGCCACTCCCCGACCGCACCGCTTTCTGAATATGAGGCGGCGCCGCGTCAAGGGCATCCCCCTCGAGCTCCTCTGCCGCCATCTTCACTTTGTTCAACTCATCCTTGCTGTGGAGCTTGACTCTCTCCCCCATAGACATGTCCTTGGGCATGCCGTTCGGGAAGTAGTCCTTGACGGTCGGCTCCGATTCTGGAAGCATAGTACCACCAGTCTCCCCTAAACTATCCCTCTCCCGCTTCAACCGGCGGAGGTATTGTCCGAGCGACTCCCCCTCCTGTCTCGTATTCCCAGCCTTCTTTGCCCCTTCAAGGAGATCGTCGACAATCTTCGGCGCTTGGTCCAGCCCAGCCTTGGCTCGTCGTCGGAGCGCCTCCAACGTCGACTCCCCCTCAAGATGTGGCAAACGGCGTACATTGACATCCTCCGGTATCGGACCACCCGGCGGATCCGGCTTCTTCGGCCTCGCCCCCGTGACAATCCGATCCCCCGATCGTCGACCAAGAATCGTCCGAGGGACATCACCACCCTCCTCGTACGACACCGGCTTGGGCGGTCCGGCTTGGTCGACGATATCCCTTGACTTGAGTCCCGGTTCATACACCTGGACTGGTTTGCCGGTGACCGAGCCGGGAGGCCCAGCAGTGAACACCCTCTCCGGCTGCTCATACGTCTCGCCTTGGGCCGGGAGAAGCTTCGGCTCAACACCGCGGTTAAGGAGGCGCCCGGTGGTATTGTCCGGCCCCGGTCCCCGTTTCAAAGCCTCCGCCATTTCCTTCCTCAACGCAGTGGCTTCACGAAGGCGGGAGACGGCCCGGCCAGCTCCAACACCTGTCAGAACCTCGCCCGCGACCTGTGCAACCTGCCGGGCAGTTTCTGCGTCGTCCGGCCGCGGTTCTCCTGGCTTCTCCACGAGAAGTAGTGGAAGCTCGGTCGCCGTCCTCATAGCCGCAGTCACGGGAGAGAACACCGATCGGGCCAAACTCAACCCGGCCTGAGCACCTCCGAGACCGAGGAGACCAGCCCTCCGTAGGCGTCCCAACACTGTGGGATCATCCTCTTGCAAAGCCTCAACACCAGCTTCGATCCCTCCTGGGATATCACGGATGGGAGCGGTAGCTTCTTGTACGAAAGTCTCGCCCCCACGCTGTAGAGCTGTACCGACCGCATCCGCAATCCCTGCCCCGGTATGGAAACGCCTCCGCGAAGGACCCTCCGCACGTAGACGAGGACCGAGCCCAGCCTCCTCAGCAGCCCGCTCGTCATCGTCTCGAGCCAGCTTGCCGCGGATATCTTCAAGGATGAGATCAAGGTCCTCGTATGCCATGGGTTACCTCAATGGACGCGCCGGAGGTTGCGCACGTCGTGGTGCAGTCGCAGGGCTTGGCTTCCGACCTGGGAGTCCTTGCCCGAAGCGGTACAGAATCAAATTGCCGGCTCTGCCGATATCCCCATCATCCATGAATGTCTTACGATAGTTCTCTACCAGATCGGGCTCAGCCCCGAGCATCTCCAACGCCTTGGACCGGCGTCGAACCTCAGACACTGCAACGTCCGCCCCTTCCGCAGCCTTCGCTCGAGTTTTCTGCGCAGCGAGGATATCCTCCTTATACGCATCCAGGATCAGCCGATTCTTGTGGATCTCCTTGTCGATCTCAGCCTGCTCGGAGTACGGTGCAGACTGACGCTGCTTGTACAAAGCGTCCTCGACCCCCACCAACTGCTGCATCTGAGCTTGCCGCGTCGAGATGATCTTCTCCGCCGCGTCCACACCGATCTTGATATGGCGCAGGGACATGAGTGCTTGGCCAAGCTCACCGATATACACCCCGGCTTCGTGCTTGGTTTTCTCGAGGTCCGCCATCTCCGCCCCTTGGATGGCGAGCTTCCGACGCCCGGCGTCCAAACGGGCCAGAAACCCAACGGCTTCTTCATCCGTCGGCGAACCCGTCTGAGCTGTTGCGTTCCCGACACTCGCACGGGACGCACCGTCGCCCATCCCACCTTGCGGTCCTTCTTGTGCCGGCGCCGCACCGATCGCTCCGACGGTATCGTATGCCGATGGGTCCTCAGAGGGCAGCCCGGCCGAGGCATCGATCTGCTGACGAGCCATGCCTCCGAGCCCACCGACAGGGCCTCCGCGGATGATCGGGGTCGCCGCCCCCATATTGAAGGCGTCCATATCCCGTCGACGGTTCAACTCTCCCCGGGCTGCCGACGCCGCACTCCCCGCCCGAAAGGCGTCTACCCCTGTGTCGGCGATACCACCGAGCATCGCATCCCAGTTAATCTTTGCCATCGCCGCCCCTTATCGATAGAATCCAGAGCCCGAACCGTAGTAGTCCGGGCTGCTTGCATTACGACGAACCTGTCCAAGACTCACCGAGCTGGACCCACCACCGCCTCCACCACTCCCGCTCTTGGACTCACCGCCGAAATACGTACCTAGAGCACCGCCGGTGAATGCACCGAGCAGGCGGCCCAATCCACTCCCGAAAAACCCACTCCCCTTGCTGTCCTTCCTGGATTTGATGTAGTCGCTCGCTTCCTGGCTACCAAGCTGAGCGTAGCCAAGGCCAAGCTGTCCTTCACCGAGCCGTGTCCGCTGAAGCCCAGCCAGCGCAGCGGCGAGTCCTGGCACTTCCTGTGGTACATATTGCCCCACCGCATCCTGTGCGAACTGCGCCGCCGTGATGCTCGGCTGGATGCCGCGCTCGATGTACGCCCGACGATCCCCTTCCTCCAACATGGAGGCGGATTCGTCGAACCGTGTCAACTCCTTGGCGCCGGGCTCACTGGACTCATACCCCGGCCCGAGGTTCCGCCTCAGCCTCTCGTTCAGGATCGCCCGATTCTCATTGATCTCTCGGGTGGTCGAAGCGTTTACCGGCAGCTTCCCTTCCAGCGCGCTCTGTAACCGCTCCTGCTCCTGTGCGGATATCTTACTGGAACGCGCGGCGAGAATCCCCTGATCCTCCTCCATATTCGTCGGCGTAAACCGTTCCCCTGTCAGGTAACGGTTGTACGCTTTACGTCGAGCGTTCTCCCGCGCCATGATCTCCTCTTGCGCGGCGTTCGCCCGGTTGATGGAGTCGATCTGAAGACGGAGAAGCTCATCCTCGGCCCCGCCCCCGCCCCCGCCCTGTTGTGGAAACATCTCCTGAAGCATCCCCAACGCTGCCGTTCCAAGCCCGCCACCGACCTCGCGGAAATCGGCCCAGGACCCGAGCTGGTTCGTCAACGGGTTCCGCAACCCGCCGTTACTTCCCACCCGCGCGATCCCACCATTCCCGGTATCAAGCACATACACCCCACCGAATCCTGGGATGCGAACGATTGCCATGATTCCCTCCCCTACACTACGTTACGGTAGCCAACTGTGGCGAGACGCAGCGTTGTGTTCGCGTGACTCGAGCGTACCCCGACCTGCCCAGCCGTATTGGTCCACGCCCGCACCTGATGGGTCATGTCTGAGCTCGTCGCCGGAAGCTTATGTGTCGCGAATGGCTCCACCGTGAGACTCGGTGCCTCGTCATTCACACTAGGCTGAGTAAACAGAACCATTGCTTCTTGCGTACCGTGCGACACGTACATGTTCAGGACGACTTCTGTCTCGAACCCCAACGGCGCGCTCACAAGGTAGAGCGTTCGGGCTGTGGACAGGTTCGAGACATCCTGATCCTTGGCCGGGTCCTTCCACAGAACCCACTCCTTGATATGGACAAACTTCTTGATGAGGTTCCCGGCGTCGCTCTGCACCGCAAAGATCAACTTCTTCTTGGTGTAGTTGGTCGGCATGGTTGGCGCAGTAGCTGAGGTCGAAGCCAGAATGTCCACAACCTCCGTGTCCGGGCGCATGATGGCGAAAAGGAAATACCAAGTGTTCGCCACCATAGCGCCACCATCAAGCATCCCGTTCCCGTTCCCCACCGACCACACAGCGTCCAATCGTTTGATGATACTCCCGACTAGGGCGATATCCGCTGTGTTGTCGTCCGACCGCGCAGCGCCGGCTCCGATCAAGATATCGTGGTCAGGGTCCCCCGCGTCATTCGAGCACTTGAACCCTGACACATAGCCAAACAATCCTGTCGTGGGCGGACCGACAATCTGATCCCAAAACGCCACTCGACCGACCTTCGCCAACGCATACCGTAGTTGGGCGATATCACCGGCCAGGCTCGTCGCCAGCCCCAACGCCGGGTCTGTCTGTGTCCGCTTCTGTGCGAGGTCGATCTGGAAATCGTCCGTCATCTGCGGCGTTTGGTTCGTGATATGGTTCTGGTCCGTCGCGTTGAGGTCCGCGGCGGTAAGAACCTCACCCGGCGTATAGACCTTGAACGGGCCGTAGAGACCAGGAATGTTCAGGCCCTCCTTGCTTCAAACAGCTCGGTCATCTCCCTTGCCAGGAGATGATCTTTCGAGGTGTAATTCGCCCGATGTCCTGTCTCTCTACGATAGATTAGCCATTGATAGATCGGCATTAGAACCTCTCCACATGGCGACGTGCGAGCACTCGCACCACGTTGATCGCCCTGTCAGGATTCCCTTGCCGCGCCATCGACTGCGCGATCATCTCGATCAAATCCGCCGCGTAGAGTTCCTGCGCCAACGGTGCAGTCACCCCGTCAATAGCACAGTCTCGACACACCAACGGCTCATAGAGCGCATTGTCGTCCAAAAGCATCCGGAGCTGAACACAGTTCGCTAGCCGACGGAACTTCTGTCGGATCATCATCTTGGTTACGACGTTGCTCGGGTCTACCCGATCCACTCGCTGTTCATGCACATCATCATCCACCCACCCGGCGATCTTCGCCCCGCACACACGGCACATGATCGCGATCGGCTCTCCCGTCTCAGGGTCGTAGTCGATGTGGCGCGGATACCGGAGATGGACGAACTCCTTAGTCGCCAGTCCAGTCAGGAGCGAATCCGCCAATAACCGGCCATGATACTCCAACACCTTCTCAGCTTGAGGCTTCACGAAGCACGCTCCCTTCGGGCCGACGGGATGAATTGCCACACGAACTCATTGATATGGAAGTCCTCGTTTACCCCGGTGTTGTAGCAGATAGCCGAGAAGCGGAACCCACTCCCCTTGATCCGCTTGCGCCGCGACGTGGTGAGGCTTCCGCCGAGTCGATCCGTCCCGAGCACGAAAGCGTCCAATACACCGCCCACTGACCCCATCGGCATCTGTATCGTCTGGGAGTACACACCATCGTACAGAACGTCGATCGTCATGTTGTGGCCGCCTTGCGGTGTGAAATGGACGACGATGAACTTCCCCCGCTTACGGATATCAGCCAGGTCCGCATCGATGTCAGAGAAATCATTGTGGCTTAGTTGGAATCGGCCGGTGTACGCCGCCCCAGCCTTGTTGTTCTGCACCGCTTCACGCATCCACACCGTGCCCGCGTCGTCCCCCATCATCAACTGGCGTGAGCCGTCCGAACTCCTCCGTATCACCAACGACTGTGCCTTGTCCCGGAACGAATACGCCACCCGTAGATCCTGCTTCTTGAGATCATACAACGTCACCAAGTTATTCACCAAAGAGCTTTTCATGGTACAGGTCGAGTACGCAATCAACTTCGTCGAATGATACACCAACTGTGCCAGATCGGTATGCCCCGGATCGACATGATCCCTGATCCAGACATCGAGATCGTCATTGTTCGACAACGGCGCCGGCTCGAGCCCCCCTGTGGCCTCGACAGCCGAGAGCATGTAGTACAACCCCGACGCTCCCTTGAACAGGATATCCCCCTCCAGCGAACACAGTGACCACGGCGAGGCCAATCCGACCCCATCACTCAGCTTGAGTATCCGCCAATCAGCAATCGTCAGGGACGAATCGTCGAGCCAGAAGATCCCGCCAGGACGCTTGAACAGGATCAACCGTCCGGCGTAAGATATCCCACCGACCAGCCCTTGCCCCACACCCGGATACACCGTCAACGACCCGGCCGCCGCCCCTGTAAACACCTCGTGGTTCGACGGGTCGTTGTAATAGATCCGATTCGGGTCGTTTTGGTTCCCACCACACCACAAGCGCCCGTTGTGGGGGATACCAAACGATGGTTGATTCGCCCCGGTCCAATCCGCCGGCGGCGTCGCCAGATTCCCCGTCGTAGGAGTTGTCCCGCTCGCCACCTGCACCGGATCAACCCCGTTGAAGAAGAACAACTTCTTCGGCAACGCTGCCGCCTCTTTACCCCCCTCGGCTATATGCGTCACCCGGTTCGCCGCCAACCCCGACTTCATCGTCGTAGCAAACGTGGCCGAACCGTCATCCCGGTAGATCTTCCCATCACTGGTCACGGCGATCAGATACTGATTCGACGGTGTAGCGTCCCAATCCCACAATGACATGACCTTGGGGCCGCCGGCCAACGGTGTCGCATTATACTTAGTCGCACCGGGCTCCTTGCTCAAGAACTCCCCGTCGAACTGAATCCCCTCTGCCTGTAGTAAGGAAGCAGGATCAATCGACAAAGGATTCTTGCTACCAGTCAACCCCCTGCGGCCAAGTATAATGCGAGCCGATTTCCCCTGAAACGCCATCAGCGATTCCTCGCCATACGGAACTTCTGGGGAATCCAGAACCTCGGTCGCCACCTTGCCGCGTGGCGATCCTTCTCCTGGTGGAGCCGGGCCGAGGCATTCTTGATAATAACCTCCCCTTTCTGATCCTCCATATCAGTCAGGAGGTAGAAAAGGGCACGATCGGCGATGATCCATCTCAAGTTGAGTGGGAGGATCGGTGTATCTGTAGCAACGGAACCCGAGAAGTCCAACGCCGGTGGAAGGTACGTATACCACAACTCCAGCACCTCCACTATCGTCGGCCATCGCCCAATCTGAATCACCCCTTCGGTAAGATAGGTATACGACTGCGGCGATCCGCTGGCGATGTTCCGTCCATACGACGCGCCGAACAAATCCCCCGTCAACGGGTCGATCTCCCCGCCTGACGCTAATCGCTTGAGCATGACAGGCATCAGGACGTCGGAAGGGATCGGATACTCATCCCGGTAGATCATCCCGGTGAAGCTCGCGTTACTGATCGGATACGGCGCCGCCAGCGTCAACACAGCCCCGAGATTCGACACGATCCGCAACGGGATGCCGTCGTTCTCCGTGACAAACTTGTATCCAGCCACCACACCAGGATCAGCCCCGAGCGTTACGGTAGCCGACCCGGCCACAGTCGCGCCCCCGACCACGATCGGCGCCACAGTACTCAATTGGTAGGGGGGATACTTCATCGCCCACAACCACGGAAACTCCCCTACGATATCCCAATACGCCAGATTGACGTAATCCTTGTAATCCGCGACGAAATCATCGTTCTGCTCGATCTTCAACTCGTTTGCCCGACGCAATCCATACTCAGCGATCGACAACCCGTTTTCCCACGTCATGGGCCGATCTCCACAGAATCATCTTCCCTAAAATGCTTGTGTAGAAAGAGCGGCCGGTTATCAACCACCACCGGCCTCTGACACCTCTCACACCACCGCACCTCGTCGTTCCTCGGATTGTCCTGCGTAGCGAACGGAGGATTCTTGTAATACAGTGGATCATACGGCCCACTATACGGTGGTTCCTGTATTGACACTCCGATCGACATAGGCTGCCCTGGGTAAAACACCCCATACACCTGGAACTCGCCACACGACACAAACGTCGCAGCGCCACCTGGTTTTCCATACAACCGTACTGCATCGCACAACTGCGACTGAAACAGAAACTCATACTCCTCAAACGTAATCCCATTATCCCCGAACGGATATCCCGGTATCACCACCACACCCTTCGCCGCGACCCACACACCCTCAACCCTTAGCTGCAACTCGAAAGAGTCGAACCACCCACCGTCCGGGAACTGCATCCCTTCTTGGAACAACACCCGATGCACCTGATACCTACTCCCGCCGTTGAACGTAATCCCTATGAAGTCGAAGTCCCCGGCCCCTGCTGGCGGCCCCCCGATGAAACTATCATATTGCGTCGACGTATCCGACGTCCCAATCCCCGGCTTCACGCCGTTGGTGATCAACGAAGGGGGACCACCCGAACCATGCGGTGTCGGATACCGTACATACGCCGTTCCGGGGACCAGAACGTCGGGCATCTACCCCTTCGCTTCTTCTGTCGGTACCATCTTCGGCAGTGACTGGATAAGCTCGGCGATTCGAGCCTTCTCCTCCTTGGCCGGGATCAGCTTGACGAGATCGACGATCCTCTGCCGTAGTGCCAGATTCTCCATGTATAGCCGCCCGATCGTCGTCTGTGCATCCCCATTACTGACCACAACCGGCGCGATCGCAAGCTGCTCGGCAGCCGTTCGGAGATCGAAATCCTTCCCATTCTCATTCATCGAGGAGCCCCTCCAATGCGTGTCCAGGTCCAACGGTGAAGCGAGCGGGTACGCCACTCGCCCGGCACCTCCGTCCATCCGAACAAGACATCGAACCCACCAGCTGTGACGTTCGCCAAGTGCGGCGTCCACGTTCGGGTGGCGGTGTTCGACACAAGTTTCTGAACCCATCGCCACACCAGTCCATCCTCTGATTCGTATAGGTGGATGCGGCGACCATCGGCCGTGTTCGCCACCATCCAGTAGCCC